ATAACGCCGACATCATTTCAGAACTTACCATCCCGCGCCTTTCCGGGGTTGAGGTGGTCCTGAATGCTTAAGTTGAGCCTACCTTTTTGGCTCGACGGGCCAGAGCTGGCCAAGCTCAAAAGGGCCGCGCAAGCCTGGTGGGGCAAGGTCGAGAACTGGCTCAACTGGCCGCTGCTACAGATGGATGCCGAGACCTGCCACCTGAGCGTGCTCGATCTGCTGGCTTGGCAGCGTGACATTCAGCGCTTTCATGGCGAGTCCGAAAGGCTGTACCGCCTGCGGGTGAAATTCGCCTTCATCAACGCAGTGGACGCGGGCAGTACCGCCGGCATGGTCCGGATTTTTGAGCGTCTCGGTGTTGGTTATGTCGAGATCCAAGAGCGCCTGGATGGGCTGGACTGGGATGTGGTCCTGCTGCACCTGTCCGACAAGCAGCTGAGTGAAAACCCGGTTTTGCTCCGCGTGCTGATGCAGCAATACGGCCGTACTTGCCGGCGGTACGACTTCGTCACGATCACCCCAGTGAAATTGAACATTGGCGTTGCCGACTTCAACGACGACCAGCAGACCTTGATTGCAACGCTGGACGACAGCGCAAACCGCCTGGTCGTGATCAACGAACTCGCAATCCTCACCTTTTTGAACCCACTTTAGGAGCCCCCATGGGAGCTAGCATTACCCTTGCCGGCGAAAGTCTTATTGCCCAAAAGCAAGGCGCTGGGGAGAAGCTCGACATTGCTCGCTTCGTTCTGGCCCTTGTTCCTGGTCTGGACCCTAACGCCCCAGTTGATCGCGCTGCTGGAAAGCCGCCTGCTGCCCAAATCGTTTACACCAAGGGCTATGACCGCAAAGGCTACGTCAGCCCCAACCAGGTGATTTACAGCCTGATGGTGGGTTCAGACGTGGGTGACTGGGACTTTAACTGGATCGGCTTGGAAGCCGCCGAGGGCGTGCTGCTGGCTGTGGCCACCGTGCCGGTGCAGCAGAAGCGCAAAAACATCCCCCCTCTGCAGATCGGCAATAACGTCACCCGCAACTTCCTAGTGGAGTTCAACGGCGCCCAGGCACTGACGGGCATCACCGTCGATGCCAGTACCTGGCAGCACGACTTCACGGTGCGGTTGAACGGCATCGATGTGCGTGAGCGCTTGAGCAATCGCGATGTGTTTGGCCGTGTCTGCTTCCTGGCCGACAGCCTGCAAATGGAGCGCAGTTTTGGTCTGTACCAGGTCAGAGCGGGGATTGCCTATGTCGAGGGTATCCGCGTGGAACTGGTCGAACCTGTTCAGGCCCAGTTGCCAGCGTTGCCGGCCAAAGCCTGGCTTGACGTCGCTCTGGCCCGGGAAGGCAACGAAACCGTTGCCATCTGGAAAGTGGTCTTTGGCGAGGCAAAACCCGACTATTTCGACAGCAACGGAACAGCTCACTACGTGGTGGAGCTGGCCAGCGTTGAAGTGTCGGGGGATATCACCGATCTGCGCGTTAGCGAGCCCATCACCGGCGCCCTGGTCAAACAATTCGCTTTACGCAATGGCGACTACGAGAACCTGCGTGCCCGGGCTACGACCAAGGACGACGTCGACCTGGGCAATTTGCCCAACGCCAAAAGCGATGATCCGGACACTGACAGCAGTGAGGTTCTGGCAACCACCAAGGCGCTCAACGCGCTGCGCAAGATCATTGCTGACTCAGAGGTTGGCCGCATCGGCACCTTTGCCATGGCCACGCCACCACCGGGTTGGTTCCGCGCCAACGGTGCGGCGGTGTCGCGAACCGTGTACGCCGCGTTGTTCGCCAAGATCGGCACCACTCACGGCGCCGGCGACGGCGTCAGTACCTTCAACCTGCCTGATCCACGGGGCAAGTTTGTTCGCTTCCTGGACGATGGTCGTGGCATTGATCCCGGCCGGCTGTTGGGTAGCAATCAGGCTGATGAAATCCGCAGCCATGCTCACGGTGCCAGCTCCGCAGGTGCCGGTGGCCATACCCACGCTGCTTCGAGCGACGTCCAAGGCGAGCACACCCACAACGTCCATTACGGAAGTATCACCCCGGATGGCGCTGACCTTAGCGCTACGAATGAGCCGCGAAACCCACTCAACGGGACCGATGCCCCGACTGTTGCTACCACCACCACTAAAGCAGGCGCGCACGCGCACAACATCACCATCAATGCCGTGGGCGATCACTTGCACGCAATCACCGTCAACGCCACCGGTGGCAGCGAAACGCGCCCCACCAACATCGCGTTTCTCGCTTGCATCAAATACTGAGGGCATCCCATGGACACTAAAATCGTCTATCAAACCGATCACCTGGGCATTTACACCGGTAAGACCGTGGCCGATCGTTCGCCGCTGGAGCCGGATGTTTGGCTGATTCCAGGTGGCTGCGTTGAAGTGGCCCCGCCGGCGGTACCGGAAAAAAAGGCCGCTCTTTGGGATGGTCGAAAATGGCAGCTGGTTGACTCCTATCTGGGGCTGACGGTCTACAACACCACGACCCGTGTACCAATGGTGATTGAACGCGCCGGCGCGCTACCGGTTGGCTACACGCTAGAAGTGCCAGGCCCGGGCCAGATCTGGGATGGCGACCATTGGATCGATGACATTCCGACCGTGCTCGAACTGCGTTACACGGTGCAACTGGCAGCGATCAATAAGTTCTGCCTGCAGGAGATCACTGGTGGTTTTTGGTCGGCGGCGTTGGGTGAACGTTTTTTCTATGAATCCCAAATCGAAGATCAGTTGAATCTGACCGGCTTGATTCTGCGTGGCCTCGGCGGCGGTTATGTCTGTCGGGATGAGTCTGGAGTAACTGACTTTCGAGATCACTCCAGTGACCAGCTGCTGCAGGTGGGCAACGAGTTCACCGAGTTCAAACTGCAGCGCCTGCGCAAAGCCAATGACCTCAAGCAAGCCTTGGCAGCAGCGCGAGCAGCTTCGGATCTGGACGCCCTCAACGCTGTGTCGTGGGAGTCCGCGCCGGTATGACTTGGGCATCCATCACCCTGCGCTGGCCGGAGCAGTCAATCCAGTGGCTCAGCGACCTCGATGCCGCCAAGGGTTTGGCCAACAGCGAGCGGGCCAGCACCGGGCAACGCCTTGAGGGTCTGGCTGACTTGGCCACGACCTCACCCGGCCCGGTCGGTGCTGCTGCAGAAGCCGCCGTCGCCGCTGGCCGTGCCGGGTTGAGCGATGCCCTGGGCGAGGTGCCGGCCTGTCTGGTGGTGACGCCATTCCAAAGTGGAGTGGGGCAGGGGCGCGGCTACCAGCGTTACCTGTCTGCGCCCAACCTGCTGCAGAAACTGGGTGAGAAACTGGAAGACACCGGCGACGACAGCCGTCCGGCGGGTTCGCAATACGCCCTGGTGGTGATGTTCCTGGGCACGCGGTACGACAGGTTCGCCGCGACCTTGGGCCGATTCAATGCCGTGCTGCCCACACCAGACCTGCAGCGCGCCGAGCGTCGGGCGAAAAACCTGTTCGCGCTGGACGCTGAAAAGTGGGAGTTGCCCACCGCCGGCACACTGCCGCGCTGGGGGGCTTTGCCGCTGGAGCGTTGCACTGTGACCAAAGCCGCCACCCAAGCCCTGAACAGTCAGCTGTCGGCATTGGAGAGTTATGCCGACAGTTCGCCGATGGCAGACCTGGCCAAGATGGCCGCGCGCAAAGCCAGTCAGGCACAGGCGCAGGCTCAAAAATTGGCCGGCCTCAAGTCTCAATTCGCCGGCGGCGCAGCTGACGACACCATGCGTGCGCGCCTAATCGGTCCGGGCAATGCCGCCGAGTTGCGCCGGCAACTGCTGCAGGGCGATGCACCTGGTCATGAGTGGGGTCTGTCCGCTGGAGTGCTCCTGGTCGGATCCCTGAAAGGGTTGGGCTTTGTTCGGGAATTGGTGGGCCTATGACCTTATTGCTCGATGGCGAACAGGTGCGCGGCAAAAACCTCAAGGTTACGGCCAACATGCGGATCGAAAGCGACGATCTGTCCGGCCAGACCAGCAACACCGACTCCGCCCATAAAGGATTCAAGCCCAAGACCCTGGCGGTCACCCTGCAGATTCCGTTTGTCGACAGCGCATTTTTGCGCAACCTGATGCGCTTGGCTGAAGCGACCGGCAGCGGTGGCCAGCTCAAAACCTATCGGGTTGTGAACGACACTGCGTCCGCGTTTGGCGTGCGCCAGGTGGAGTTCACCGACGGTGTTAGCGCCCGGGAAGACGACACGCTTCGGGCCTGGCTTGTTCAATTTACGCTGTCGGAAAAGCTCTCCAACCCCGAACGGGTCGAGACACGCCGAGCTGGTAAGGGCGTGACCCAGCAAGGTGCCCCGGGGCAGTCCGTGACTGCACCAGGTGCAGGCGAAAATGGCGAGGCAGGCCAGGAGTTGACCGGCTTCGAAGCCACGCTGAAAAATCTGGATAACTACCTGGGCGGTGTCTTGTGAGCATGAAACTGCACAAGGTGCTGACCATCGGCGGTGTGGTTTATCCCTTGGTCAGCGATGACGTGCGTCTTGAACTGCGCACCCCGGGCCGCGCCACGCTGACCATTAAGGCCGCAGCGCCAGTGAGAGGGCTGGTGACGCTTGATATCGGTTACAACGACAGCTCGCTGCAGCGCCACTTCCTTGGCTATGTCGAGCGCTGCACGCCGTCCAACGCGATCGAGCAAGTGCTGTTCTGTCGCGAGCTGGCTGCGATCCTGGCCAACCCGCTGCCGCTCAACCTGCGCCATGCGGATCTGAGCACTGTCTTGGTCGAGATCAACCAGAAAACCGGGCTGAGCTTTCGCGTTCCGGACAAGGCTTACGCCAAGGTCAAAGCCCCGTTCTTTTACAACCTGGCCGCCGGGTACCAGGCCATGGACAGCTTGCCCCGGGTTTTCGGTATCACCGACTTCATATGGCAGCAGCAGGGCAACGGCGAAGTATTTGTGGGCAGTTGGGTCGACAGCTTCTTTGGTACTCGATCGCCGCTGCAGTTGCCGATCGATCTGTTCAGCGACTACCAAAACAATCAGAGCGCGATGATCGGAGCCCTTCCCGGGTTGCGACCAGGTGTATCCATCAACCAAGGCGAGCGGATCACCCAGGTGACGCTCACCGGCAACCACATGGCGATCCGATGGAAGACGCAATCCGCCGCAGTGTAGAGCGGCAATTTCCCGAACTTACCGGGGGTTACCACCTGCCGCGCTTTGCCCGGGTTATCGGTGTGGCGGACGCCCCGGCCGGCGCCGGCATCTGTGACGACTTCCGTCCGCGTTATGCGGTGGATATCGAGCTGCTGGGCGCTGACGGCGAGCCTGACCCTGCACTGCCTGTGCTGGCCGGTGTTCCGCTGCCCATGCCGATGGGCGGGGATGAGATGGGTTTTTTTGCCTTCCCGGAAGAGGGCACCCAGGTGGTCGTGTGTTTCGCCTATGGCCTGCCAAACAAGCCATATATCCAAACGATCCTGCCGCACGGGTTGAGTCTGCCGAAGGTGCCTAAGGGTGACCAGGTGTGGCAGCACAGCGAATCCGCACAGCAACGTGTTGACGCCGACGGCAACTGGTCACGCCAGACCGATGGCCGGATCCGGGACAAGTCGATCGATCGGGAGGTTGAAAGCCTGACCAATGTCGAACGCCATCAGAGCAGCACCGTGGAGGTCGATGACCACTCCAAAGAGTCAGTCGGGGGAATCAAGTCGATCGAGGCGCTGGGCGCGCTCAAGTTGCTGTCGGGAGGATCCGCAAGCCTGGCCGCGCTGGATGACCTGCACCTGGCCAGCGGCCGCGACCTCAACCTGGTGGTGGGGCAAAAGCTCAACGCTACGATCGGCGGCGATATGCAGGAGCGAATTCAAGGCATCCGCCGCAGCCTTGCGCCGCAGACCTGGTTGGGCTCCGAAGGCGTCAACGCACTGCAGATCCTCTGTGACCTGCTCGACCTGGTGCAGGCGATGAACACGCAATTGGCCAGCCACACCCATGTGCCCGGTCCCGCACCCAGCCCAACCGATGCCGCTGGATTCACTGAGAAGGCCGCCCAGGTACTGGTGCTGTCCACTCAGTTGAAACCCATCACCGCTTAATCGAAGGAACACGAC